GCCTTGTACCAAATAGTTCACGGCCTTATAGCCCCAGTTAGCTGGAACTTTATATACACGACCGTACTTGTTTCGTACCCAACCACGAGTTTCGACCGTCTTCACAACTCTGTCGAAGAACTGCCTAGACCCTTTCATACCGGCGAAATAAGTATTCTTATATTGCTGAGCCTTTTGGGGTGATACGCCAAGGGCTTGCGCTAACTTGTTCTTACCTTGACCGTAAATAACTCCAAAAGTAATGGCTTTAGCTGCCTGTCTATAGAAGTCGAAGTCTGAAGCATCTTCCTCAACATTAAAGGCTATCTTGGCTGACTCACTATGGAAGTCCACCCCACCTTCTTTCATCTTCTCTAACATCTCAGGCTGACCTACGTAGAACAAGAACATTCGTACTTCCATCTGTGAGTAGTCGAAGGAAACCATATGGTAATCATCTCTAGGAATTACAAGCCTTCGTGCTGTGATCTCTACGTCGTCATTCTTTAGCTTACCGCCACCCAAGTACGACCAAGCCTGTAGAGCCTCGTCAGTCCAGTTAGAATTACGGTCAGCATTCTTATCTTTAGCTAAACGTTCTTTCAGTTCCTCTAGTTCCGTCTGAGTAAGGGTATTACCTTGAATTCGAGAGAAGTCCCTAGGTAGGTTCTGTAGGTTAGGGTTAGCTGAAGAAAGTCTCCCCGTAACGGTTCCCCAGTTCTTAAAGACAGAGTGCATCTCCTCAACGTCCATGTAAGGCTCTAGGTAAGTCGATTGTAACTTTGAAAGGTTACGGTACTGAGCAACAAGTCCACCTAGTTCACTGGCTGTGGCTACAAGAGCCTCTTCTTTCCAGCTAGGGTTACCCTTCTCAGTTAGCATGGTAGGCAGGATACCTACTGAATTCATAGCTAGAGAGATTTGTTTGGTTGAACTAAGTATATTGAACTCATATCCGGTGAGCGCATACACCATCTTCTCTACTTCATCACGCCTTGCTTGGACTGCGCTTACTGCTCTTCGAGCATATGCCTTATCAATTCTAATACCCCGACGCTCCATATTGAAGAGTACCTTAGTTAGTTTAATCATCATATCCATGATGCGGTTCTGCTTAGACTTATCTATCTTTAATATACAATCTTTGAACAGTTTGACAGTGCTCTCAACATCCTTCTCACAGTAGGGGCCGAGTATGTCCTGCGGTGCTAGTGAGAAGTCTTTATTCCACTTGTTCTTCTTTAGGGTCTTCTTAGTCATAAGATCGTACTCGCCGTATTCCTTACCAAACCGCTTTGTAAGCATGTAGGTAAGACCAAGTGTACGTTCCGTAGTGGATTCTGTAATTCTACACAATACCAGTGTGTCTATAAGCTTTAGGTTTGATGTGTCCAAACCATCAGATGCTAAGAAGTGAGCATCGAATTTGAGGTTGTGACCTATAAGGGCTTCTCGACTGCTCATCAACGAGAGGAGAGGGTCTAGTAGGTCGATATCTAGGTTTACACCTTGTTGGTGACGGAAAGGAAAGTAATATGTCTCTGGTCGAGTGGCAAACGCCACGCCAATTCCGCATATCTGATTACCATCATAAGGAGAGAATCCGTTTGTCTCTACGTCCACACACCAATTTTCTTCCCCGCTAGCTACAGCTACGAAGTTTTCGAAATCTGTTGGGGTGAGTACACTAGCCATTCTACATCTACATCCTTCATTACTATTATAGCACCGTGTGCAGCCCTGAGGCAGGTGGCCCGTTTCCGAACCACCTGCAACCCAGTAGGACGAACCTCGTTAGAAATCGTCTGTTTCACTTATGGACTCGGTTGATGTAATAACCTCAGTCTCTGTCTCAGGGGTAGAGTCGTTGCCACCGTATTGCTCAACGAAGTAATCCCAGATAGGTTGTAGTTGTGTAGATTCCTTGACACGATCATCAGGGATGGTCACTGCTCGTGATACTGGACTTACGGTATAAGTCGTATCTATGCCTGTTCCTGAACGCTTCACTCGTAGTACACCGTTGTGTAGCCCATCCCAGTCTTCAAACTGGTCTACAAGCATGTTCCAATACTGATTGTTTCTACCAAAAGGTAGGGTTATGATTCGGAAATCGTTTACGGTTTCTCGGTAAGCAGTACGTCCACCGCTTGCCGACTGAATCTCTTCCCAATCATCTCTGTGCCGTTCGGCGTGGATGATATCGCTCACGTATGACCAGAAAGCGAACTTGTGCGAAGGCCTACGATCTTCGGGTGGTACAATGTCGCCCATAGGCTTGCCTGTCTCTGGGTCTACCAAACCAGTCTGCCATGAACCTGAATCGGTTTGTACGGCGAATAGGTAAAGCTCCTCTAGCATAGGATCGCCATCTTCACCTGTGGCTACTGAACGTAGAAATACCTGATCCCCATCTCGCAACCAAACTTCTTTTCGGTCTGCATTGGAAACACGACCCGCTGCCCGTTTCTGTTCACGCCTGTTAATATCACTTAATCCTGCCATGTGTTTTCTCCTTCTCTTGGAATAACCCAAGAATATTTGTTAGTTAGTGCTTCCCTAACTGCATCTGCGTCCCTAATATCTTGTATATCATTGACGTACTTCGGAAGCTGTACATATTTAACTATACCGTATTCCTTTAGCTTTGTCAACGCTTTCCTCGTTCCATTCAACCCAGCCTCATCGTTATCCAGTACAAGCACAATGCTCTCAGCTTTGAGGTTCGCTAACCTCTTAACTTGTGCGTCTGAAATACTCGCACCCAATAAGCCTACCGCATTGTAGCCTAGCTGGTCAAGCCACATTGTGTCTAATGATCCCTCACATACATATAGAGTCTTCACTTCTGATGGTAGATTATACTCACCGTACAGGACTCTGGACTTCTTCATGTCTGGGAGGTACAGATACTTAGGCTCACCCACTCGCTTACGGACAACCCATCCCACCATTCGACGTTCAGCATCTCTGATAGGTAGTGCCAACCCTGCATTTTCATCTACGCCTACTTCCCATCTCAGCAATGTTTTAATAGTGTAATCTCTTCCATAAATCCATTTTGGGACTCGGCCCATTTGAAATGGGAACCCAACTTCTGGTAAGGGGAGAGAGATATCCTCAACAGGTTTTTCGTAAAATAGTTCGGATATATTTGGTGGCTTCCAACCGCCGTGGTTATCTAAGTAGTCTTCTGTTTGGGCTTGGCTTAGCCCCTTCATCCTACTTACTAGGGAGAAGATGCTTCCACCACCGCAACCAGTGTAGCAAATCCACTTACCTGCCTCTACATTAAGTGACATGGATATCCTTGAATCATCATGTAGTGTGCATAGGATATTAAACTGTTCTTCGCCTATAGGTGGTTCTATTCCTAATGATACTAGAACCTCATACCAATCATAATCTTTTCTTACTCGCTTCTGCATAGCCACATTGCTCTCCTGACGTTCTGTTAGAAATCGTCTTCCATCTCCTCGATGTTACCACAGTCTACGTCCCAAGTCATGAATGTTGCATCCATATCTAAGTCACCATCCCGATATTTCTGGAACTGTATTGCCCGTTTTCCCGGTTGGTCTTCCAATAAGGACATGCTCATAGCTACGTCTGATGCTCTTATAAGTGCGTCCCCAAAGGCCACCTGATCGGCCCTAGGTGGAGTATATAGGTTAGCTGCGTCCCTCGTCGCCTGTGTGGACACCACCACCGTTATATTAGCACTCATGGCAAGGTTCTTCATGCCATAGAAAAGGTTGTGGCTCTTTTCCCACGAAGCGTTGCCTGTGCCACCCAAAAGGTAAAGACCATCAATCACTAGCACTTCGGGCTTATGCTTTCGGATAAGGTTTACTATGGACGGTAAGGTAATAGAATCTTGCCCCACAATGTGGTCACAAGTAAGGAGGTTACGTGCAGAGTTCGCCGTTAGGAATCGTCTGTACTCATCTTCATCTATAGCGTTACCTGTACGAATTGCTTTATGGCTTAACTTGAATCCCATTGCGTGTGCCATAACAACGTCCATACGCATATCCATTTGGTGCTGAGGCATTTCCGTAGATACTAACAGAGTCTTCTTCCCCTGTTGAACCGCAAGCTGAGCCATCTTTATACACATCCATGTCTTACCCACAGTAGGTCGTGCAAAGATAGATATAA